CCAAGGAACTACTTTCAACCTCCAACTCATCTACCAAATTACCAACACCACCGGGGTTGGTGAAGTTATTATTGAAGTTGATCCTCTGGATGGTAGTGAACCCCTTGATCTTGGTGAAATCATCATTGCTCAAGCCCCTGGCCTGTACAAGGTTGCTGGTCAATTACAAACCCAACCAACGGAAGACGATCCCTTCAACGCAGGAAAATATGGTGTTGTTGGTGCTGTGTGTGAAGGCTCTTGTGGTGGAATCCACTCTCACACCTTTGTCATTGCAGAAGGGAAGACTACCTTCTCAGAAACGACATAGTAGAACCAATAATGCTTCCAATGCATAGGCAGGAGATGCTCCAACTCAGGGATTCTCAATGGGGTTAACTCATCCAGAGAATCGAGGTAAGCTTCGATCCTTAATTGGCTCTCAACGGTGACTCCATAAAGTCGTTCCACAAGCAAACGTGTCTTGTGAGGCACCTCACGCAAAACACGGTTGGCATACATTTTGGCTTCTAAAAATTGGGCTCTCTCCCACTCGTTCATTTTCCCTTCTTTAGCTCGGTAATTCTTTGTGATCCGTAGAGCATATTTAGCTAACGATGTGAGTATTGGACAACCACTGTACTGATACGCCAAACTTATTGCCTTGCATTTTAATAATTCCATCTTTCGTCTAGTTGAAGATTTCTGATAAATTGATTGTGTCCATCCAAACGACGCAAGTTCTTCTAAAGGATTGGTGACAATCACCTCATCCTCAGGGTCAAAAACTAGCCCGCAAAATGAAGCATCTGAAAGACGCTCATGTATTTCGACTTTGATGGTAAATCCACTCTTGCTGAAGTCTTCTTTAGTCGGTAGGTCACCTTCTGCGGTAACAAGACCGTCATCGCCTTCAACTACTCCGAGTACCCCCGTGCAACCTTTTTCTTCGCACTCGAACAACATGAGCATCAGATTCGAAAATCCGTTACCCAATGAGGTATTCATTTCGCCAGACATGCGAGTGGCTTCAACTTCTACTTGAAAGAATTTAAAAATGCAGATGTTCAATCCCCCAATAACGTCTTTGCAGTTCGACATGAACTCCGTACGCTCTTCGTGTGGGAGTAAAGACGTCATGTAGTCATACAGCTCAAATTCGATTGCGGCCATAGTTTCAAAATCGAAATGTGACTCATAAGCTGTATAATCGGACGCAAAAAACCTACGTCCA